GAGCAGTAGTAACAGCTTCAGCACCTTTGACAGTCTTAGCACCAATCATACCAGCAAGCTTTAGAATTTCAGCAAGTACAGCATCACTACCGCTTAGTGTAATGGAGATGTCTTCATCTACTTTCTTACCAAAATACTTTTCTTGTTTGGCTGACATGCCTTTCTTTTCGGCATCATCCTTATCTTCATTATCTTCATTATCATCTTTACCAGGCTTCTTGTCTGCCCAGTCTGGAACGCCGTCACCGTCAGCGTCGGGTTTCTTTTTGGCTTCTTCAGCTACTCTACGTCCCGATAGCTGTTCGGCAGCAGTAATAGCGCGGCCAATTTCTTCTGGACTGCGTTCTGCAATCTCTCTTAGTTTTGTAATAACATCAATCATTTGCATGGGAATTGTTCCTTATTTCTTATATGGGTTAGGTAGTTTATTTCGTGTTGTGCCAACTGGACTAGTCTTACCTTGTGGTAAATCGTTAGAAGTGTCAGCAGCAGCAGTCTTCTTAGCAGCATATGTATATTGATATTTGGCGGGTTCTTTAGAAGCAATTGCTTGTTCAAGATCAGCCAACATTTGAGGATATGTATTGTTAGGAAGACTCTTATCTAAGATTGCCTGTCCTTTAACTGCTTCACCTTCGATAGGAGCAGCTAATATTTCTTGAGTGGGAGTAGTTATCATTACTAATCCTGAAGGAATACCTGCTGCTGAATGAAACAATGCCTGCAATTCGATTGGGCTGCAAGGATAATTAGTAACAACATCGATAACATATACTTCGGGGTGAGTAAGATGATCGAATCCAAAAGTTTTTTGTGTGATTGGCAAACGCTTTGGTTCACTGATGTCGTCGCAATCATATTTCTCCAATGCTGTCTTCATACGGTCCATTTGTTCCTTGCTCATCTCTGTAGCAACACGAACACGGAACATGTACTTCTTAGCACTTTCTGTCAGATATTCAGCAAAAGCTCTCATTTTAGTTAGATCCTTATGATGTATTTATTGTTGTTTAAGATTTTTGATTAAGTCATTGCGATCCCAAACACGAGCTTCGACTGCAATGCTAGTATCCTCAGGTTTTTTATCTGCTTCCATTTTCATGAGACGCATCTTAAGCTCAGTTTCTTTAAGTTTTTTCTGCGCTTTACCTAGTTTAGCAGTAACAGCATGTCCTAACATTTTACTTGCACTATCAAATATAGGAGCACTAAAACGAGGCTCTGTATTCATACCCAAGCTCATTAAGTTTTCAAAACTTTCCATAGCTTTATTCGTAATGTCATCTAGTTCATTATCAGTTCTATTTTCAGGCTCAACTGGTAAAGAAGATTCTATAGAATTTGCATTAGTTAACGCCTGTTTAATTTCTTCTTTACTAAAGTCATCAGTTGTAACTTCTGGTAAGTCAAATAATTCTTCAAGTTTCTTAGTCATACAAGTAATTATCTTGTTTTGAACTTGCGAACTTTTTTAGGATTATGAAACATTTCGTTTTCTGTAATTACTCTAAAGGTAATACCTTGTGACTTGCACCAAGCCTGTGCAGCTTGCCATTTACATTGATTAAGTGCAGCCATTGCTTGATTACGTTGCCCTTTGCCAACGGTTTCCATAACTTCGCCACTGGGTTTAATTTCTACTAACTCAGCTTTTCTAACTCCATCTTTACCTTGGTATACAACAAAGAAATCAGGAACATATATTGTGTTTTTTTGTGTAAATGGATTATAATATGGAATATGTATGGATTCGTTCGCCCATTGAATGATATTAGGATGATTATCGCAGAAGTTCATAAACGCCCATTCCCAACTACTACGATATGTAGGCATGCGTTTTCCAGCATATTTTTCAATATTTTTTATTTCAAATTTACCTTGAGCATACTTACTCACACTAATATATTCCTCTGTATCCATTGGTTAGTATAGTTATTATTACTGCTGAATCCTAACTTACTAGTTGATGGTCTTAGACTATTAAAGAATGCGACTAATAAAGTTTTTAATTCACTATCTGTTGCAGCTTTATTAAAATCATTTATTATCTTTAATGGATCTAACTTATTATCATATGTTAACAAAATAACATTTTGAGTCAACTGCTGTGCTGCTGCTTCCGAGGTCGTTTTTGCTGCAAAAAATGCATATACTTGACCATAAACTTCAGGATCAATATTAATCTGCTGATTATTATAACCATTAAAGAATTGATTAGTACTAGATGTTGTAGTTGGAAGATTAGTTGCCATAAAGTATTTATAGAGAAGCTGATACGTTAGTATTAGGAATTACTGATTGTGTAGTTGCATTGCTGCTGATAGTTGTAGCAATGTGTTTATATTGTGCTGTTGTTCCCGCACTATTAGCTATATAACTTTCGGCAATTTGTTGTATATCTGATCCGGGAGCAAGCTTCAATGTTGATAAAAATTGAGTTGCACTGGCAATATCGCCAGTGGAATATCCTTTTTGACTTAATTGAGTTGATAGATCAGTTCCTTGATATACCGGCTGTGTACTGCTTGTAGAATTTAATAAAATTTGATTATATGGCTGCGGTTGTGATTGGCCATAATTATAACCAGCCGGCGGATTTTTTAAAAATTGTTCAGCTATTTGTTGATAATTTGGTCCAACATATTCTTGTCCCGGAAGAGGTGGTATTCCTGCGCCGAAAGCGCCTGCGCCAGCATTATCTATATATTGATTCGCAGCTGATATTTGATCAGAGCTATATCCTTTTTGATATAAAGCTTCTTGCCAACTATTTTGAGAATAATGTGTACCGATGTCAGCAGGATTTTGAACTAAGGAACCGTCACTGAATGCCACTTTACCGGTTATTTGAACTGCACCATAATCTTGATTCTTATAAGGTTTAGTAGTCATTGTTGGAAATACATAACCACTATTAGAAGGAAGAATAGCTGTATTCTGTAATACAGATGCTAGTTGATTATTATTAATGATATTGGGTGCTGTTGAAATAGTTTTATTATAAGAATTTGTTTGCGCCGATAACGAATGATTAGGATTATAAATTTTGGAAGTAGATTGCTTACTGGTAGTTTTAGGATTAAACAACTGCCCTGTAGATATGTTTATTTGAAGTCCGCCATTGGGACCTGCAATTGAACTAGTTTCTGTATCGTAAGTATCAGGACTATCTAAACCAAAACCAGGTATACCGTAACTAGCATCTATGCTATCTTCATATGTAACACCATTATAATGCACTTGCATAGATGATTCTAATACTCCATTACCTTCTGAATAATCATGAGTATCATGACTAAAATTGCTAATGAAAGGATTTTGTAAGGTAATCAACTGTGTTTCTGAACCATGATACATGCTGTATATTTCAATACTTGTTAGATACGAAGTTTTAGCACCTGTATCCATTCCCCAGCGAGACTTTTTTCTAGCTGTATATTTGTCATCATTCAGTGTATCATAATCTAAATTGGTATAGGAGCCATCCGCATAATAATAATTGTAATAGCTTTGCCAAAAATGTCTGAGACTTCCAATATTGTCATCATGAAATTTAATGTTAATTGGATTATATTTTATGCCTTTTTGTATAATTACTCGTTTATTATATTGATTTAAATCTTGTATATCTATTTCAAATTTTGGCATATCTATAGATTTAACAAGATAGCTTAATTCATTTGGACCTACTGGGGTTGGTGCAGCAGTAAATTGATCTGATGTTGCAGCAGGATTAATATTGAATGTTACGTAGAATAGAAACTTGCTTTTAGGAGCTCTAGAAAAATCATTGGTACGAAATATCTGTGCGGCATGAGCATAATCCCGCACAGATCCACTACCTAATGAAAACCAAATACCTTGGCCGCTAGTAGCCATTGGTATTATCCAGTGACAGCAAACGTAGTACCTTTAGTACCAACGCCAATAACTGGGGTTCCTACACCTGACCCTGTTGGGGTTTGAAGAGCATTATCAAAACGCATAGTCATTTTAATACTAGCAGGATCATTTTCTTTATAATCAAACCCACCGTAATCAACTTCAGTAATAAAGCAACCATACATTTCCCAAGTTTCAAGTACATTTGGAGTAATGTTTCCATTACCACCATCCAGTACTTCAAAAATAGTTTGGAACTTGTAATCAATACCGGATACAGCACTTGCTTGTTCAGCAAAGTCAAATTGTTTCTGTACTTGCTCGCCAATTAATCCTGTTACCTTACCATTAACATCATCACGGAAATCAACGGTACAAGTACCCCACTCTGGCTTACCTTGGAGATACATTTTACTATTATAGATATCAATCGTAATTGGATTAAAATTTAATGTTGGACGAGTAAAATCCATTACCTGCTTTGAAAGCTCTGATGTTGGATTAGTAACTCCGAAATTTAAAAATGTAACTCTGAATCGATACTTTAGCTTAGGCATCAATAAGCCCTGAGCATTACTGCTCTGATCGGTGCTCAAAGGTACAGTCATTTTTGTTAAAGATGCAACTGCCATCTGTTTTTACTCCTGCTGTAATTATTTATAGTTCTTGACAAGGTTTTTATCTAGCAGTCACAAAGAGAGGCTCTTTTGAGCCTCTCTTATAATAATAATTATTATTAACCCAATGGTGTTGATACAGTAAGGTTGCCTGCCGCAATTTGTCCAGTTGCTTTTAGTCTAACTGGAATGTAGATAAACTCCACAGCTTTAACTGGTTCAATAGCAATATCAATATGTAGTTCATTACGATCAATTGTATCATTTGTATTGTTTGTATTATCGCAAACAACTAGATGATCATATAATCCACGACGTGTTGTTACATCAATCATTAATTTATCAATTAATGCTTTTGCAGTATCTCTGGTTAGTTTGTCATTTGGTTGGAATACCAATGGACGAACTAATTCTTCAATTCTCTGACGTAGATAAGCAACAAGACGTGCAACATTGATACGATCAAGTGCTGTTGCAGTAGCTTGTCTAGTATGGTTACCGTAGTTGATACGTCCTACACCTGGGAAATAAGTGATTGGATTTACCTGCTGCTGATATAATACATCACGCAATGACTGAGGAACACCAGTTGGAACAAATGCATTATGCATCATACGATCAATATATCCAACTGATAGAACATTATCAATGACACCGCGTGTATTACCAGCTGGCGCAAACCAAACTTCACTTACTTGATCATTACGAACAAATGTTCTTAGCATTGGTGTTGACATTGGAACAACAATAGATCCAACTCCACTCAATGGGTTCATAGTTACTGCACCTGGATAAAACACAGCAGTATATGGATCATTGGTGTTTAATCCATCTTCGCCTGTAGTTCCAGTACCTAAGCTATCTGTTAAGTAGTTTTCGATAGCTGTTGTATCAGTTGTAAGACCCATCGGAACTTCACCAATGATAAAACCTGTATTCTTTCTATCATCATTAAGAACTTTTAGGCTACTAAGCAATTCTACATATCCAGGGCAAGCAAGCAAGTTAAATGCCTTGCCTTCTTCACGTAGATCAGTGCTATTGATTACTGCTTCTTTCATTGCACTAACAACAACATTACGAACTGCTTGACGTCCAAAATAAGGAACATTATTCCACTTCTTACCACTATAACTCATCCAAGTATCTTTTACAGCTGGTAAACTAAGTAAAGGAAAATTAGTTGCATTATAATAGTTTTGAACATACTGCTTAATATTACTGCTGCTACGACGTGTGTTGAATAGCAAGCAACCATTTGGATATAGTGCTGGATTTGGAGCATCTAAATCAACATGATTACTAGTTAATAGTTGAGTAACTGGTACTAGTGGATCTAAGAAAATATCATGATCGCCGCCCGTTCCATCACTATTTCCATCCCAACGTACATCAGCAAATACGATGCCATTTTCAGTAGTTGAGTCAGTTGTATCTATCTGTACCCATTGATCAGAACTTCCTGCACCTGTATTAGAAACAGACGACCAACGCCAAATAACAGGATATGAATCATAATTGCTGTTATCAATCCACAAGTCACCATGTATC